TTTTCTGATAAGTGTGGAGGTGAACAAATGAACGATGGGAAAATTTATTGATTTGACGGGAATGCGTTTTGGGCGTTTGGTAGTTTTGAAACGCAGCCCTGATGCAGGGAAAGGCGTGAAATGGATTTGCCAATGTGATTGTGGGAATACCACAGCAGTATATGCCGATAAATTGAAAAACGGGCATCTAAGCCCACAAAGGCCGCGAAACCTTCCGGCTGCTGTGTTTGAAAGATTTGTGAAAGGAGGGGAGCATATGCCCCGTGAAAAGCCCCATTACCAAGAAACCCTTGTAGACATTCGCGCCCGCGCTGCTGAACTTTACCCCGGCGAGCTGCTGTTTGGCTCCACAAAGGTTGCCAAGATTCTTGGCAAATCTCGTGGCTGGGTATGGCAGCATTACGGTAGCTTCCATGATTTAACCGTTGAACAAATTGCAAGCCTTATCTGCTGATTTCAGACATACAAGCGTTGGATAGGCGGAAACAACAAGAAAGGACACTAACATGACTGCAAACAAAAAGAGCCGCCCAGTGTACTGCAATACACTGAACGGCAAAAAACGTGAAATTTTCCGGTTTCACAAGTCCATTTTAGCCCATATTGTTCCGGTTTGCAAGTGCTTTGCAAACTTTACACTGCTGGGTTGTGCAATCGGCACCATTTGCGCCGCTGCTGGCCTTGCAGAGGGCGGCGGGGCCGCATCTTTGGCCGGGCTTATTGCCTGCCTGTTGGGCGGATGGGCTGCTATTACGCTGCGGGAGGTATTGGCATGAACCCTTTTGAGATTGAGATGGCATTTGAATACAATGACCCGCAAAAATACCAGGTGTTTTTTGAAACTGTCCAAATCGCAATCCTGGACACGAACAACAGCGAACAATGGAAATACAGCCAGATTCGCGCCGCCTACTGCGCTGCAATGAGCGGCATAGCAAAACGACTGGATGAATTGGAGAAAGCAAACAATGATCGATCTTGATTTCCCCGGCTGCGGCGCAGCGGACGAATACGGCCACCCCATTATGTGCGAGGATTGCATTTGGGGCGAAACGTGCATTGATAGCACGGTAAGGGAGGATAACGATGGAACTGAAGAACTATAGCATTGAAGCCACAGGAAGCCTTTACTGCTCGGAAAGCTTTGCAAGCATCTGTGTTGATGGGCAATCCTATGGCATTGAAAAACTAATCTGCGAGATGATGAAAAGCCTGAAAAATGAAGAAAATCTCGGCATTGAAACGTGCGGAACACTGAACATCACGTTCACCAGAAAGGCTGAAAAGTTGACTGTGAACGGGACTGTGAAAAAGGAGGAAAAGGCATGAGCGTGTTTGAAGCACTTTCTAAGATTCAATCTGAATTGAAAGCACCCAAGAACCTTTACAACTCTTTCGGAAAGTACAAATACCGGAACGCGGAAAGCATTCTTGAAGCGGCAAAACCTCTCTGTGCAAAATATGGTTGCACGCTGACCGTTATGGACGATATTGTACTTATCGGAAGCCGCTATTACGTCAAGGCCATTGCCACAGTAACGGACAAAGAGGGAAACTCCACCAGTACCACAGCTTTTGCCCGCGAGGATGAAACCAAAAAAGGTATGGACGGAGCACAGATTACCGGTACAGCATCCAGTTATGCCAGAAAATATGCGTTGAATGGCTTGTTTTGCATTGATGACACAAAAGACCCTGACAGTGATGAATACCACAAGCAGACGAGCGCAAACGTAGCACCAGAACAGCCAACCAAAGGCGATATTCAGTCCAGCGAGGCCGAAGCAAGCGAATATGTCAAAGCCCGCGCTACACTAACAGCTGCAATTACCGAGTATTGCGCCAAAACAAAACATACACGAAATGAAGTCCTTGACGCTTTGAAAGCCGTTCCCGGCGGGACAATGAAAACATTGGACGGCTGCAATGCGCTGATTGCACAGATTCAGGAGTGGAGCAAATGAGCCATACAATCAACATCGCGGATGCTACCTTGATGGGTGAGATTTTGATGCTTCGTCTTAAAAGCAAGCCAGACATGGAGGAAGCGCAGAACTTTGCGAACGAAGTTAAATCCGGCCCCGGCAAGCTGTTTGCAGGTGTTTTTGGCGAGGTACGGAAAAAGCGCAGCCTGACTTCTAACGCTTATGCGTGGACACTCATGAACCAGCTTGCAGAAAAGCTGAAAAAGCCTGCTGTTGAGATTTACCGCGACCTTGTGCGGGATGTTGCAGGTGCAAGCGATATTGTCACCATCAAGCAGGAAGCAATAGAAACCTTTAAGCGCGGATGGGAAAGCCAGGGACAGGGCTGGCAGGTTGTTTTGCTAGATACCATGCCTACACCAAACGGCACGTTCTGCACGCTGCAATGCTGGTATGGTTCCAGCGTATACGACAGCAAGCAGATGCACCGCCTGTTGGAACTGATTGTGCAGGAGTGCCAGCAGCAGGGAATCCCCACAATGACACCGGACGAAATTGCAAAGCTGAAAGGACTGACCGGAGAATGAAAAACGAATTTGGCGTTGCGCTTGATTCCAACGGCTATGCGCCATCCATCATGCCAAACAAGAAAGACATGTTCGGCCACCCACAGTGTTATTACTGCCTTAACGGCCACGCTTTGGTACGGCATGAAGTGCTCTACGGCCAGAACCGGACAAAAAGCAAATCACTTGGCCTGTGGATTTTGGTTTGCCCGGATTGCCACAGATGGATTCACGGCGAAAAGCAGTGCTGGCCCGAGATGGAAGGGCTGGATGCTGGGATGCGGCTTGAACTCAAGATGACCGCACAGCGCATGGCAATGATTGATTACAGCTGGACAAAGGAAGAGTTTGCCCGGCGGTTTGGAAAGAATTATTTGGAGGATTAAAGACATGTTGAATGTAGTTGCACTTATGGGAAGACTGGTTGCTGACCCTCAGCTGCGCCAGACTACAACAGGTAAAAATGTTGCATCGTTCCGCGTTGCGGTAGACCGGGGACGCAAAGATGCCAACGGCCAGAATCAGGCGGATTTCTTTGATGCAGATTGCCATAGAAACGCGCCTGACGCTGTACATAACTGTGCTGCTACGCGGCTGCGACTTGAACAAGATGGCTAACGCCATGCAATGGCCTACTACCACTGGACGGTATCTGACTTTCGCCGCCGCTTTTACAAAAACTATCTCGACTAAAGCAGAAAGGGATCAAAATGGAAAAACAGTTTATTCCGTTGATTGAGCGTGAAACAATCATTACTTACAACGAGAAAGAAAAGACGGCCAACGTGTACACAACGAGCAAGGCATTGTGCGCCAAACTCAAAGGCATGGCTTTAGAATACCCGGATTTGGTTAAATTCGTAAGAGAGTATCGGGACGGTGCACTTGAATACACTGTGCCCAAGAAAAGTATTAGGGTGAACAAGCCCATTGTTTTAACCGATGAACAACGAGAGAAAAAACGCAAGTTAATGAACTGTGCTAGAAACTAAAAGGAGCGTATGAATAACCCATGTTGAATGTTGTTGCTATTATGGGCCGTATGGTCAAAGACCCGGAACTCAAAACCATAAACAGCGGTAAATCCGTCTGTTCTTTCCGCATCGCCAACGATTCCGGCTATAAGGATGCCAGCGGCCAGAGCCAGACCAACTGGCTGGACGTTACTGCCTGGGGCAAAACCGCAGAGTTTGTCTGCAAATACTTTCCCAAAGGTGCGCTGATTGCCATTGAGGGCCGTTTGCAGAGCCGGAACTATCAGGACAAGAGCGGAAACAACAGGAACGCCGTAGAGGTGGTTGTAAACAACGTTTCGTTTGCAGGCAATAAAGAACCCGCCCAAAGCCAGAACGTGGCTAATAGGGCCGTTTCTGCGCCTGTGGCGGCAAACAATGAGTACGAGCCGATTGAAGATGACGGTGATCTCCCGTTTTGAGCTGTGAAACCCTAATATCTCAGGAGAATAAAAAATGAGCAATGAGGGTTATATCAAAATTTATCGCCAAATACGTGATTGGAAATGGTACTCTGACGGCCCTACAAAAGATGTTTTCTTGCATTTGCTTGTAACGGCAAGTTTTGAAGATAAATTTTATCGAGGAATCGCGGTAAAACGCGGACAGTCTGTTTTGACTGTCGAAGAAATTAGAGAAGAGACGGGCCTCACAGTACGTCAAATTAGAACTGCGATAAACAGGCTAATTTCGACAAACGAAGTGACAAAGCAAGCCACATATAAATTTACCGTGTACACGATAAATAACTATGAGCATTACCAGAGCGGCGGCAATCTTAGTGACAAACCAACGACAAACCAACGACAAACCAACGACAAACCTTTAGATACTAAGAATGTAAAGAATGTAAAGAATACCCCCTATACCCCCCAAGGGGGTGACGCGATTTCTCCTCAATTTGACACCTTCTGGTCAGCCTATCCCAGGAAGACAGGCAAGGCAGATGCACGCAAGAAATTTGAGAAGCTTGTTACTGACAAATCTACCTTGTCCGCAATCTTGAAAAGCCTTGAGTATCTCAAGACCACAGAACAGTGGCAGAAAGATAGCGGCAAGTATATTCCGTATCCTGCTACCTGGCTGAACCAAAAACGTTGGGAAGACGAAACGGCACAGCCACCTGCTGAACTCCGCAAGTCTAAAAACCTGATTCCCATCTATGACCGGGAATATACACGTGAGGAACTGATTAACGGAGTTGTTCCAAAGCTCATTGGGTGGAAGGAGGCAGGCAAATGAATACAGCTGTTGCGGAAAAAGCTGTTATTGGCATCATGCTGATAGAGCCTGACCGGCAAAGCGAAGCGTTCAAAAGCCTTACAGCGCAGATGTTCAGCATCAAAGACCTGGGTGATATCTTCCTGCTTTGCAAGGAGCTTGATCGCAGAGGGGAACGGGCGGATGCAGTATCGATAATATCACGCTGCAAAGAAAACATCAAGGCGATTGCTTACGAATGCGCCCAGACAGTTCCATCGGTGAGCGGGTTTAACACCTACATCAACTGTGTCCTGGATGGATACCGGAAGCGGCTGATGATTGCCAAGATGGGCGAACTTGTGGCATCGGATGCAGACGCGGATGAAATGTTCGGCGCGGTTGCTGCCATGATGGAAAAGCAGCAGCACATCATGGAGCACCAGCGCCAGCGCAGCGCAAAGGACTTTGCTGATGGCATAGAGGACTTCCTGCAATGGCTGAAAAAACCGAATGACAACATCCAAACGGGTTTTGGAACACTGGATAAGCTGACCGGCGGACTTGTACGAAGCGGCGTAACAGTGATTGCTGCCCGGCCTGGCAAAGGCAAATCTACACTGGCTCTGCAAATGGCGGCGCAGATATCGCAAACCTGCCTGACGCTGTACCAGTCAATGGAAATGAGCCGGGAACAGCTTTACACAGCAATCTTTTCCCGATGGGAACAGATCGACAGCATCCGCATCACAAATCATGCGCTGACCGAAGAGGAAGAAAGCAAGATTGCAGAGGATGCAGAAATCCTGAAAAGGCGGTACAAGCTGATTCTGGATGATTCCAGCCTGACCAGCCTTGCAGACGTTGAACTGACCATCAAGGAGCGAAAACCGGAAGTGGTTGTCATTGACCATCTGGGACTTGTGGCACCACCGAACGCCAAAGAAAAGCGCAATGACGAATTAGCGGCCCTTACACGGGGATTAAAGCAGCTGGCAATGAAATATCATATCTGCATCATTGAGATTGTACAGGCCGCGAGAGCCGCCGACACGGGACTTATCAAGATGTCCGACATGTTCGGCTCCGCCACCATTGAACACGATGCAGACATGATTCTTGCCATTAACCCGGAACACTACACCAAATTGCGAGAACAGCGGGAAGAAGAACCGCCAAGCGAAAGCGATACCGTGATTGAGATCGTCAAGAACAGGCACGGCGCTTGCGGACAGCTTGATTTTGCGTGGGTGAAGCCGTTCCATCTATTTTGTGAGGTGACAAACATTGACTAACCGAGAAATGTACATGCAGCTTGCACAGACTTGCACAGAAAAAACGATTGAACTTGACCGGGAAATGGAAAAATACAGCGAGAAGTTGATAAAGTGCGCTTATGACGCAGCACAATGGAAGCTGAAAGCAGCGGAATTCCGGGCAAAGGCACGGGAGGAAGGCATGTGATCTACAAGTACACCATCCCGCTGCCGCCGGTCACGAAAAAGAACTCACAGCGCATTTTGGTGAACCGAAAAACGGGAATGCCGTTCATAGCCCCTAGCAGCGCCTATAAGCGCTACGAACAGCAAGCCATAACTTTTCTTGCCCCAAAGCCGAAAACCCCACTGGCGGGGCGCTATCACGTTGCTGCGGTGTTCTACATGCCAACCCGCCGCCGCGTGGACTTAACGAACCTACTCGAAGCCGCCCATGACACGCTGGTAGCCGCAAAAATCCTTGCAGACGATAACAACACCATCATTGCCAGCGTGGACGGCTCCCGTGTGCTCTACGACAAAGAAAATCCAAGAACGGAAATTGTTATACAGGAGTTGAATGAACCATGAAAACCGTTCAACATATGCCTCCTAAAATTCTTATTGCCTGCGAAGAATCGCAGACCGTTTGCAAGGCATTCAGGGAAAGAGGATTTGAAGCATACAGCTGCGATATTCAGGAACCGTCCGGCGGACACCCGGAATGGCACATCTTGGGCGATGCCCTGAAAGCTATTGAAGGGGGGGCAAGTCGTAACAATGGACGGCAAAACACACGAAATAGGAAAATGGGATTTGCTGATCGCTCACCCGCCTTGCACATATCTTAGCAATGTTGCAACGCGTAGTTTTTCTTTGCGGTGCACAGCACCAGAAAAGGTGGTTGCACGGTGGGTTGAGAGGGCAAAAGGCGCGGTATTTTTTATGCGATTTTTCGCAGCAAACGCGGAGCGAATAGCGATCGAAAATCCCATAGGATTTATGAACACGGCGTATCGAAAACCAGACCAAACGATTCACCCATATATGTTCGCAAAATCTACAGAAGATACAGAAAATTACGTTACAAAAGCAACATCGCTTTGGCTGGTTAATCTTCCAGTGCTACATGGAACAGGGCTTCCAAAGCCTGACAACGCAGTATTGTTTGGCAAGCTGCCGAGCGGAAAGGCGCGGACGTGGGAAGATACTATCAGCCGTTCGGGAAAAGTCAGAAGCAAAACTTTTCCTGGCATCGCTGAAGCAATGGCCGAACAATGGGGAAATTACATCAGGAACGGAGAATAAAAAATGACCGGAACACTATCCGCCCCATGCGAGCACTGCCCGGAACGCCACACGCTATGTCACAGCACTTGTGGAAAGTATTTGGCATACCGCGCCAAGATGGATGACATCAGCAAGCAGCGCATGCAGGCGCAGGTGTTGAACGAAGCGGATGTGCTCAGGGGAGACAAAATCCGGCGGGATGTGAGGAATCACGGCCTGCCGGGCCACAGGAGGAGATAACATGAAAGCCAAAATACAGCTTCCGGCTTGTTACAAGAAAGAAGCGGAAGCTTATATTGCAAAGCTTGAAGCTGAATCAATCGCAAGGGTGCATGAGGAAGTGATGAAAGAACGGCAGGATATTGCTTTGAGATCACTGTATTTATGCCTGCTGGCCTGCTACCAGGTGGGACTGAAGCCGTCCACGCTGGTTAAAATCCAGAATGCCATGAGCGGCCCCGTCACGGAAAAGTATTCCAGCTACCGCGTTGACCAGCTGGCCGACACATGGGCGCAGGTTACGCTGCAAAACATCGGGGTTGATGTGGCTGAAACGGGGGAACAATTATGAGCTTTGAAACGCCTGAAAGCATGGATAAATGTTGCAACACTTGCCGATGGAATGAACCGTTCAATGGTGTGTGCTACAACGCCGACAGCCCGCATTGCGCCGACTTTTGGGATGACGGATGCGATGAATGGGAAGGAAGGCCGAATGACTTTGTTCAATAAGTTGGCTGGTAAAGCATCCGCGCTGCTGAATGCAAGCGGTATTTGTTCTAATAACTGCATTGACGGCCATTGCAGCGGGTGCGGAGAATGCTGCGCTGATCTTCTCCCGCTCACGAAAGGCGAAATTAAACGGCTGCGAGATTATGCCAGAAAGCACCACTTGCAGGAAAATAAGCGCTCTTTTTTGGAAACAAAGGGCGGGCCGGATTTAAGCTGCCCATTTCGCAATGAGCACACAAAACAGTGCGATGTTTACTCTGTGCGGCCTTTGATTTGCAAAGAGTATATCTGTTCCAGGCTTTTGCAGAAGCCGATTGCTCAAACCGGTCTTACGAAAGAGAAGCGGGACATTCACTCATTACGATGGGAGGTTTTCAAGAACCCGGAATGTGAAAATCTGCTGAAAGAAGCGCAAAAGGCCGCAATGAAAAGAAGGTGAAAAACATGTTTGAAATTGCATTCAAAGTCAACCCTGATTCCGAATTTTACAAAAACTATTTTATGAAAAAAGCTGAAAAAGAGAAATTTCTTGAGCTTGCAGATGAATTTGTTGAAAAATATTTTCTAGGGGAATGGCTCTCGTTAGCGCTTTCTGACCGGCTGACTATCAGATTAAACGCCGAGGGAACCCGAAAATACGCACCGCAGACAACAAAGCATAGCAACCGCCCAGGCTTTTCCACTTTTAAGAAGCAATCTTCCATGAATCACTTGTGGGAAAATGAAGTTTGTAAGTGTGTAGATTGGAAGAAATTTAGCGCTAACGATTTCTGGTGGATGAATTTTCATGGCATGGGGAAAATCGATACTGAGTTGTGGGATGATGAGCAGGGGAATTTGTACGGATATTTTTCAAGTGAGTTTTCCGGTAAAAACACAAAAGTGCCAGAATCTGTGACACAAATGAAGCTGAGTGAATATTATGCAGCATATGAAAATTATGAAGAGACAAAAAACAAGGCGGACAACCCATGAGAAAAGCCGGATTTAAGCGTATGCGGGGCGTAAAAGAAAATTACGTTCAAGACCGCCTACGGCTGAAAAGGATATTCTGCACCAGCATTAAGCATGTGCGCTGGATGAAACGATATATCAACCGCGCACAGAGACATAAAGAGAAACGGGAGGATATGGATTATGACGACTGAAGAAATCAGCGAAATCTTGAAATTGCATAAAGCATGGAGAAATTACTACAACTGCTTTGTGGAAAGCATTACAGATATTGAATAAGGAGTAATCGCAATGGGATTTGGTATTACAGTCAGCCGCTACGATGTGGGAAAATGCCCGCACTGCGGAAAACCTATCAAAGGCACAATCCGTGGCTATGAGTATTCGGCAGGCTATGACTGGAAAAGGTTTCTCGAAAAAATCGGATATTATGCGCCCTATGGAATACGCAAGATAGAGCCGGAACGAGATTTTTATGGCAAGGATATGACGCTCACATCCGAACAGGCGAAAGACCTTGCAGAGTTTGTCAGAGTATACAGACCGTACCAATGGGTAAGCATTGGGTGGCTTGTCGATCGCGCTACAGAAAACGGCGATTTTGTGGTTATAAACGCAGATTGGTAAGGAGTAAGACTATGGATATAGTTGATTTTTTCAAGACGGCAAACAGATTATGCAAAAATAGAACCAGCGGAAAATGTCCTATTTGGAAAAACGGCACGTGCATGAATGATTTCGGAGACGATTTGGCTAAAAGCATTGAAGAAACGATTTCAAAAGTCGAGCAATGGGCGAAAGACCACCCCGTCAAGAATGGATTGAAGCACCGGATGAAGGTGCAGACGGAAGCTGGGAAGCTTGCTCTCGCTGTGCATGGGAATCCAGATGGGCAGCATCAAAGTACAAATATTGCCTGCACTGTGGCGCAAGGATGGTGGAACTGAAATGATGGTTTTTAGCTGCAAGGCTTGCGGAAAGCCGATTGTGTTTATTGCCACCGTGGCCGGAAAAAAGATGCCATGTGACGCAATGATGCGGGCCTACGAGCCAGATGCGGACGGCCCGGATACCATCATTACCAAGGACGGCCAGATGGTGCGCGGACGCGTCTTAGCCAATGCTTCGGACGGCGGTAATTTTTTAGGGCATATCCCACACTGGGCCAACTGCCCCGGTGCCGCAGGGCTGCGTAAAATGCGGAATCCGAGGTAATTTTCATTAAAAGCGGAGGAATAAAATGGGTTTGGGCATTGGAGAATGGGTTAATGGATATTTTGTTACGATTACGACGAGTCCTGAACGGATATATGTGCGGGTGCGCAAATATAAGGCTGGGGCATCTGTAGAACAACCTCCCGACTTTGACAAAACTGTATTACTTGACAACAATGAACATAACAGGCGCTTTGTCAACGCATATAAAGGCACTCTTTGCGACTACGTAGCGAGATTGCAAATTCCTATAGGCGGATACGCGGTGATAGAACCGCGATTAACAAATATGCAGAAAAGATTGGTGGCTATGAGCTGAAAATCGAAAGGCGGTAAGACGATGGACGCTGTAACGTATATCAAAGAAGCAATGAGAATGTGTAAATCGGCAGGGGATGATTGTGAAAACTGCCTGGCAAAAGTAGAAAGATTTTGCCCAGTTAAGTTGAGCAACACAGTTCCGTACAAAATGCAAGGCAACGAAGAAAATGCTGTCTCGGTTGTTGAGAAATGGGCTAAAGATAACCCCATCAAGACACGAATGACTGAGTTTTTGAAAATGTTTCCGGCTGCAACGATTGCTGATGACGGGATGCCTGATATAGACCCATGCGATATAAATCAAAAACTTTTGGGTCGGTGTCAAGAGGACGGCTGCGAAAAATGCCGCCGCGAATTTTGGTTAAAGGAGATAGAAAGATGATGAAAAAAGAACCTGAATCTTGGGATGCCGCGTGGAATGACCTTGATAGAGCGTTTTCCATTTCATGCAAACCCACAGCTAAAAGAGTTCCCAAAGGTTATGTTTTTGACGAAGATAAAAGTGTGCGCTGAAACGCCGAACAGGTCGAAAGTCATAACGTTGAGATACAGAAAGAAGTTTCCGAAAAGCAGAAAGCGAGAAGCCTTGCTATCAATAAAGCCACAGATGCTATTATTGCCCTTATTGTTGATGAATTTTATGGTGAGATTAACAGTAAGCAAGCCGAAGTTATCTGGAATATTGCCTATGAAGGATTGTATCTATCTTTGGAAAATTGTGAAGATGGCGCTGTCGTGGTAGCTTGCGACAATAGCACGGGCGATGCATATATCGAAGAGTTTGACAGCGTGAAAGCTGCTATCAAGTGGCTTCGGAGGGAAGAATGAACCAAACATTTTTTGACCCAGTAAACAGCAAGTGCATTTCTTTTGACGGCGTGCCGAAGATTTCAGATTTTGGTGATGAAAACGATTTGATTCGGCGCGGTGATGCGTTGAAAGCCATTAGGAAAGCATGTATCAGTGCGTATTTACCGTTCGATTCCGCCACGCCGGAAGGACAGCGAGTAATGAATGCTCTATACGCGGTATGGAAAGTGCAAAAAGAGGGAAAGACGCATGACAGTATTTGACGCAAACTGCATCTATACAATCAAATGCCTTGCTCTGATCTTCGTTGCAGCACCGGGCGCGATGCTTATAGGCGCATTGCTGATTTACCTGTTTGCACTGTGCTGCAAACAGATTTCAGGGCTTTGGAAGGAGCAAAAATGAACATTTTACTTTCAATTCTTGGCACCGCGATTGTCACAATTTTGATTGCGGGAGCCTATTCCATTGGCGTATCTGTCGGAAGAGCTGCAGTTACGGAAGATAACCAAGAGCCGGTAATTTACATGGAGCATACGCACGGGGGTGAATAAATGGTTAAGATTTGCACTGAATGTAAAAAGGAATTCGAGGGAAGCGCAAAAGCCCGACTTTGCCCGGAATGCAAGAAAAAGCATCATGAAGCTGCTGTTGCACTGCAAAACGCAAGACGCAATGAGCAATCGCTTGTCAAATGTGAATGGTGCGGGAGGGTTTTTGCCAGAAAAAAGAACGAAAAGAAGTGCGAAGCATGCCGAAAAGAAGGAAGATATGGCAGCCCGCAGATGGCGGCACACAGCAAAAGAAAGCCGCCTAAAGTGAGCATTAACGGCGTTCTCAAGATTGCCGATAAAGACGGCACGACTTACGGAAAAGCGGTTCTGGAACACAACATTTGAGGAGGAACATATGAAAAGTATCGGCAACGCGCTTGCACTGACTGCGACTTTGGCATTCATCGCCTATATGGTGCGCATCACAGGAAGCGGTATTTGGGCATGGATGGTTTTTCCGTGCTTTATGTTCGCAATTCTGGGCTTGAGCAACTGAAAGGAGGAAACAATGGAAAATAACTGCTGCAAAAGCTGCAATACTGTGTACAAACAGGTTGCTGTTGTGTTGGATGACGGCGCATACATGCCAGAATACGCACATTTTGGCTGGGATGCAGGTGCAGACCTGAAAAGCCCTGTTGATGTGATGATTCCGGCGAACGGGAGCGCTGTAATTGATACCGGCGTGCACATTGACATTCCGCAGGGCTATGTGGGGTTCCTGAAAAGCAAATCCGGCCTGAATGTTAAGCATGATCTGACAAGCGAAGGTGTGATCGATGCAGGATATACCGGGAGCATCTGCGTAAAGCTTTATAATCACGGAAAAACGGATTATAAAGTCAATTCTGGGGATAAAATTTCACAAATCGTGTTTATCAGGGTGGAACATTTCGACTTTTACCCGTGCAGCAAGATGCCGGATCGGGAACGCGGCAACGCAGGATTTGGCAGCACCGGCAAATAAAAAACTTGCATATTAGCGCATAATATGCTATAATATCAATAAGAAATAGCGTGCCAAGTGCTTAATTGCCAAGTGCCAGTTGAACTTGAAAGTTCGGCTGGCACTTTTGCTATATGGAGGACACATGAAACTATACTGCGCAGACTGCATGGACATCTTGAAGGGGATACCAGAAGGCAGTATAGACATGATTTTGTGCGACCTGCCCTATGGTACAACGCGGAATAAATGGGATGTCATCATCCCGCTGGAGCCGCTATGGGCGCAATACAGGCGCATAATCAAAAGCAATGGCGTTATAGCACTGCACAGCGATATGCCATTTACAGCGGCCCTTGTAAGCGCTGGGAAAGACTTGTACCGGTATGAGCTGATATGGGTAAAGGAAAACGGTAGTGACTTTTTGAACGCAAACCGCAAGCCCCTGAAAGTGCATGAAAGCATCCAGATATTCTATAAGCACCAGCCGACCTATAACAAGCAATATGTGGACGGAAAGCCCTATAAGAGGGGGGGGCAAGGGCGAAAGGCTTCCAAAAAACTGGGGAAAGTTTCGTGACGACATCTTAACAGACTGTAGTGACGGCAAGCGGAACCCCACAACAATTCTGAAATTCCCAAGGGAAAAGGGATTGCACCCCACCCAAAAGCCTGTAAAGCTGGAAGAATGGCTGATTAAGACGTACACAAACCCAGGCGAGACGGTATTAGACAACTGCATGGGTAGCGGAACAACCGGAGTAGCCTGTATCAACACAAATAGAGACTTCATCGGGATAGAGAAGAACCCCGACTATTACAAAACGGCCATAAGCCGGATAAAGGAGGCACAGGACAATGGGAAGCAGGGCGACCGAAAGAAACAGCCCGATCATGATTGATAATGACCCTGATAATGTGCCGGAAGGGAATCAAAGGCGCATTGAATTTTTGCTTGTGATATCCAAGCTTCCCAAAATAAGCACAAGCGACCTGCCAGCCCTCAGAAAACGCTTTTATGACTATCTTGATTTATGTGTCAAGTATAACATGAAAGTGGGCAACATGGCGGCGTATGCTGCTATGGGAGTAGATAAAAACACTGTAAACGACTGGGAAAGCGGGAGACGGCGCAGCTCACAAAAGGAATACCAGGAATTCGCGCGAGAGATAAAGCGTGTATGCGGCATGTACCGGGAAATGATGATGCAGGATGGCGCAATCTACCCGGCAACGGGGATATTCTGGCAGAAAAACTACGATGGACTGCAAGACCAGCAAGAAATCATTACCGCCACAAAAGACCCGCTGGGCGAAAACATGACACAAAAAGAAATAGAAGACAGGTTCAGCGCTGACTTTGTAGAGATAGACGACTTTAAGGAAGTCAAAGAGCCGGAGCAACTGATAGAACCGGTTCAAACAAAGCCACGCAGGAAAAAGAAACAAGCAAAAGAAACCGAATAAACGAAAATAGAGCATCTAGCAGCATATAAACAAACTGCTGGGTGCTCTTTTATTATGCCTATAACCACGCAAAGAAACGCGATATCCGCTTAAATGCCATAGTAAAGCCTAAAACCAGCGCGGAAATGCCTGGTAAAGGCAAGGGCAAACCCAGAAAAGCGGGGAAACCAAAGACAAAGGGAAGAAAATAAGGCGGGATAAACGAAACGAAAAGCGGTCATCATCAAAAAAGACCCCTGAACACGAATAATTATCCCACCTCCAAAATCATCTCTTGAAACAAATCTCCATGTGGAATGGTCAAAAACACGGGGATTATACCAAAATGATGCAACAAAAGTACATAATACAAACCCAATTCGACTTTGCCGGAGATTTTTTCACGCAAAATCATTCGACTTTCAGGCAGGGGATGTCCCTTCGACTTTGGGAGCGTTTCGACTTTGGTTCGACTTTCAAACCCGTTCGACTTTGGCAGCGAGGTGTAAAACGGCGCACCCCGACCGCAGCACCTTCCGGCCCGGCGGATGCTCCCCAGGACGGCCCAGATGGGCAAAATGTGTCTTTTGGGTGCATATTTCGCTAAATAATGATTTAGCGAACATCAAATTGACGCTGCAACGTGTATTAAATTTTGAAAGCTGCAAAAAAGCACAAAAGTGCATAAAAAAGCGCCGCCGGGGATGCCGGAAGCGCTGAAATTCATTCGACTTTCAAACCGATTCGACTTTCGTTCTACTTTGCCCGCCGGGTTCCAGGTGGGGAATGCAACGCCCGGCGGGTGGTGCGGCGGGGTGTTACTTGCTTGCATCGCGCTCCCGCCGCTCTTGACAGGCCTGCAAGATATAGTTTTGGATGCTTTGCCCTGCGCGCTCCGCATCATCGCGGATTTGCGCGCCGTCCTCTTTTGTGGGCCGTATTGTGATACTGTCCCTACTCTTATTATATTTGACGCTGGCGCGGGTGTGTGCTGCTGATACTGGCATATAGATCACCTCCAAAGCCATTATAACACACCAAGCAAAAACCGTATACGTACAAAATCAACACAAAATAACCGTCAACGTTGTATAGAATGTCAATAGACAATAACCGTATACGGTGATAGAATAAAGACATCAAAAGAAAAGAGCCCAAAGGGCAGGAGGTAGCAAAGATGAAACTTGAAAAATACGGCATCAAGATGCAGGGCTTGAAGAGGGCCGCCGGGGAAACAAAACACCTTAATTACTGGAACGGATACACGCAAATAAGCTATGATCGGGCAGACGGGGAGGTTATGGCAAAATATCACGTTGATGTCAACGATTGGACGCGATACCACAGCAACAGCATTATAAGCGTGTGCAACGCACGGGAACCCATGACAATGCAGGGTATTGCGGACGCTGTAGCGCTTGCCCTAGACGATTAACAACCGCACGTTTTGGCGGATACTTTATAAAGGAGCGTATAAAAATGAAAAAACTGTATTTTGAAGGCGCGGGCATGTTTGGGTGCCGCGACACTGCCGAAGAGCTGCGCGGGAACTGCCGTCTCCGCACTATGTTTCATGATGACAAGGGCCGCGCGGTGTACCTGGAGATCTTGAGCGGAATGAACAAGACCGCTGGGCGGCTGTATGTAGACAGCTGCCATTATATTGGCAAGGATGATTACAAAATGCTGCGGCTCCCTGTAGAGCGTGACGGCAAGCGGCGCGAGTACACCCCGGAGGGCATTTTGGCGCTGCTGGATGAGATCGGGGCACACTTTGACGCGGTGGAGGTTCTGCCCCGCCTGGCAGGGTATCAGGTGTTTGCGGATGAGTACCACAGCGGAGACACCGAAGCCGAGTACATGCGCGGGGATACATTCGCACCGGACTGGGCAGAGATCGCCCGCCGTGAAGCCGTGTACAATGATCTATGCGATGCAGAGCGAGCCGCCGGGGTCAAGTGGCCTTGTGTTAGCCTGTGGCCCTTGCAGGATCGCCCGAACGTGTGCCGGTATCATCTGCCGCGCACCGGAGAGCATGGCGAGATCATCCCGGCGGAGTATCTGGCAGGCAAGCAATAAGCCCAACGGGGCGGCGCTGCGTTGAGCTAATAAGGGGGTTATAACATGATCTATCAAGCTAATAAGCGCCAGTTCGGGGCGCTGGAAGGCCTTGCACACTGGTGCGCCGAGTATTATTATACTCTTGAGAGGTTTGGCGCGGATGATGCCGAGATGCCAGCGATCCGCAAGGATATGTCTTTTTGCCTTGAGCGGTGCGATGCGCTGGGCGTGCCGTACTGGGCGCAAAACGCCGCCCTTGCATGGGCCGAGAATTGGAGGGCCACGAAATCGGAGTATTTTGATACCGCGATGGCCCGAAGAGGGATCACCTGCAGCGGGGCCGCGGGCTGATTATTGCCCGGAGCTATTGCAATAGCGCGGGATATTGTGTAAAATATAGCTGCAGGGGGTGTTTTATATGCTGGTCGTTTTGTTCCTGTTGGCTTCTCCGTTTATCATTATTTTTGGCGTGATGCGCCATTTTTAATCAATATAGCGGAGCGCCTGGGCCGTATGGCCTGGGCGCTTTTTTATTGTCTTCGGGTGGAGTGCTCCATTCTGCCCGGCATTTTTTGTACATGATCGGCGGGGGTATACCGGAGGGGGATTTTAGCAGGTCGAAGGGCGCGGGGTTAGTCCCTCCAATCCCGAAAAAATAAAAAAGTCCAATAAAAGTTTGCGTTCCAATACTTTTTGCGCTAAAATGCAAATGTAAGCTCTCCTTCAATTTGCTACAATCAAAGGTAGGAATAATAGCGTTTGCAGCTGTACAGCTAAAACATCTGAACTGACCGCATTTTCACGGCCGTGACCAAGTAATTCTAAAATTTGCATTGAAAACACCTTCTCATTGTGTTAAAATGAGAGTGGAGCAAGGGCTTGCTGGCTTTTCTCCACTCTGTCGCCGTCTGGTGTGCTGCAACACACTGGGCGGCTTTTTTGTTTGGATTCTTCCTGAATTTTTCAAAAAACAAAAAAGGCCGAAAATCAACGATAAACAGTTTGTCTGCAACGGGAAACGATGCTATAATAATAAAAATAGTGCCAAGTGCCCTGTGCCAAGTGCCTTTTCTCAAATTTGAGGGAGGGCGCTTTTTTATTTTGAAAATTTCTGAAATTGCAAAAAAGAGCACAATGCGAGCCAAGACGGCGGACGAAGCGGTTTATGCGTTTGCTGCGATCCGGGAACTGGAAAAAGAAAACTTCAAGCAGGCGCACAAGCTGAGTGTGGATTTGCATAATAAGCTGGGTACGCTGCCGCGCTGCAATGACCTGATTGAGCTGAACCGGAATCTGCTGCTGTTCAATGCGCCGTATAACTTTGATTCCTTTTGCCAATACATTGAACTTGACCGTGACCCAAAAAGCCGGTTTTATATGCCGCGCCGAAAACAGCTGATTCGGATGGTAAACACCCTGCAAAAACTGGAAGATGGGGAACTGGACATTGCAGGAATCATGATGCCGCCCGGCACCGGGAAAAGTACCACTGCCATTTTTTATCTGACATGGCTTGCCGGACGGAACCCCGACATGCCGATTTTAGGCGGCAGCCACAGCAACGCATTTCTGCGCGGCGTGTACGATGAATGCCTGCGAATTATGGCAAAAGGCGGGGAATATTTGTGGCGAGACGTGTTCCCCGGCGTGTGCATTGCCAGAACGAATGCACAGGACATGATGATAGACATGTACAAGCCAAAGCGCTTTGCCACACTGGAATTTTCTTCTATCGGCAGCGGCAATGCGGGCAAGGTGCGTGCGCAAAAGCTGTTATACTGCGATGACCTTGTAAGCGGCATTGAGGAAGCCATGAGCCCGGAACGTATGGATAAGCTGTGGCAGCTATACACAACGGATTTGCGGCAGCGCAAAATTGGTGAATGCCGGGAACTGCACATTGCCACACCCTGGAGTTTGCATGACCCGATGGACAGGCTGGAACGCAGCAATGAAAATAACCCGCGTGCAGAATTCCTGCATATGCCTGCCCTGAACGATGACGAAAAAAGCAATTTTGATTATGCCAACGGGGTGGGGTTCAGCACCAAGTTTTATATTGACATGCGGGAATCAATGGATGATGCCAGCTGGCGTGCGCTGTTTATGACAAGCCCGATTGAACGGGAAGGGCAGCTGTACCCAGAAGATCAGCTGCGCCGCTACTTTGAGTTGCCGGATAAAGCGCCGGAAGCCATTATTGCAGTATGCGATACCAAAGAAAAAGGTTCTGACTATGCGGTTCTGCCCGTTGCATACAAATACGGGGATGATTTTTACATTGAGGAATGTGTTTGCGATAACGGCGCACCGGACGTGGTGGAAACGCGGCTCTGGATGGTTCTTGTGAAACACAAGGTTCAGCTGGCCCAGTTTGAAAGCAACAGCGCAGGCGGCAAAGTGGCAGAAAAATGCCAGCAGGAAGTAAAGGCGCACGGCGGAATAACCAGGATTGTGACCAGGTACACCACCGCAAACAAAGAAACCAAAATTATTGTAAATTCCCCCTGGGTGATGGAACACTGCCTGTTCAAAGATAATTCCGTTATCAAGAATAACAAGGAATACAGGCGTGTTTTGTCGTTTTTAACAGGGTACACAATGGCAGGGAAAAACAGACATGATGACGTGCCGGACGCATTTGCCATGCTTGCACAATACGCTCAAGGCCTAAATGCGGGAAAAGTTGAAATTGGTACAAGAATTTGGTAAAAAACAACGTTAATGTGCTTGAAAAATGTGAATTTTATAGTATAATAGTAAATGGAAAGGCTTTATAGTTTAGCTCTTTTCTTATGAACATTTTGTTCATACCTCCTAGGGTACGGAACCAGCGTCCTGCATATGCGCCGCCCTAAATATGGTTCTCCCGCTGGCTGAAATGCCAGCTATTGTGTCGCTATAGTTTAATGGTAAAACTCCTGGCTCATAACCGGGTGCTTGCAGGTTCAACCCCTGCTGGCGGCACCAGAGTGCGCTCTGCGGCGCACAACCGGCACTATGTGGGCCGTTATCAGCCACATAGAGCCTGACAGGGCTTACCTTGTCCGCTGCGCCTGCAAAGCTGTCAAGCACTTTGCAGGTGATATATACCGTATAGCCATATAAGGGCGCTGCGTTCCGAAGCAACGGCGCGGCGGAGGGTGCAAGGCCACCATACGGAACCAGATGCAAGGTAGCGCCTTGCTGTGTGGGCGGTGCGGCTTCCCCCACAAACGATGACAAAGCCTGTGAAAAGCAGGAACCGCACATGCTGTTATAGCTCAATGGTAGAGCAGCCGCCTTGTAAGCGGCAGGCTACTGGTTCAAGTCCAGTTGGCAGCTCCAAGGCCGAAGATACGGGTAAAAGATTCAGCCGGGACGCTGGACTGAAGTTCCCTGTTAGGCAATCCCTGCACACCTCTCTTTGATGTGTCCCATGCAGGGCTTTTGATGATATGTTCCCGACATTTACGCCGGTAAGTTGCGGTTTAGTTTTAAGTTTCGCGCAAGTTGTAAAAATGCAACCGTGAAACGTGCGATTTTAACTTGACTGTAATTTGCTTATACGCAGTCATAGCTTAATAACGTTGGAAAAGCAGCGCCTGTTGGTGCCGTTGCAGGTTCGAGACCTGCTGACTGCTATTGTTGGGCCGCTCCCACCGGTGAAAGCCCGGCGCAAGCAAAACGCGATAGATAACCTAAACGCCACATCTGCTTGCGCGGACTCTGTTACTGACACTGTTGCGCGTTGTGGCCCCCTTTTAATCAAAGCAGAAACCGTAAACCGACAGACGGGATATAAAACGGGCCGGACGCCGCGGAGTGACTTCCTGCGCGGGATATAAATAGAGGAAATCAAAAACAGGCGTACCATCACGCGCATAGCACTGGATGCCGCCTGTTACGTTGCAAAGCCTGCTACTTTGCAATGGGTGAGCCCGGCATAGCATAAACCGGGAGGGCGGGAACGGAGTTATTTTTGAAAGAAGGGATAAATTGCGAGTAAGTGTTTACTGCCCGTGCTGCGGTGCGGCAGGAATCAAGCGGAAGCTGATGGAAGTTGATACAGCAGCAAAGGGAACGATTTATCCCTATTGCAAAGCGTGCAAACGGAACATTGAAATCCATTTGCCGCTGAAAAAATAAAGTGCCAAGTGCCCTGTGCCAAGTGCCAGCTGAACCTTAATTGGTTTGGCTGGCACTTTTTGTTTTTGTGCAAAGGAGAACAGCTTGGAAAGAGATCTTGTTGACATCCTGCCGGACGAGGGGTTGCACGGTAGACGGATTATCACCACAAACGAGCAGGAAATTACAGCAGATAACGTTGTAAAGGTGCTGAATACTGCCATTGCCACCCACGACAGGAACCGGGGAGAAATCCAGTATTTGTGGGATGTTTACCGGGGCAAGCAGGATATCCGAAAAAAAGAAAAAATCGTCCGTGAGGAAATCAACAACAAAATCACGGTGAACATCGCAAATGAGATTGTGACGTTCAAAACAGCATTTCTACTTTCCGGCCCTGTGCAGTATATCGGTGCAAAAGGCAGCAAGACGGACAACAACAAACTGGTTGATTTGAACCGCTGGATGTCAGATGAGGACAAACAGAGCAAGGACAAAGAAATCGTTGACTGGATGCACATTGCGGGGCTTGGCGTGCGGATGGTTCTGCCTGACCCCGGAGCGGAACAGGCGGGAAGCCCTGCCTGCATTTATACCCTTGACCCGCGTGAAGCGTTTGTCATCTACTACAGCGGCTATACCAAAAAGCCAATGGCAGGTGTGCTGACACAGTACGATGAAAACGATGCCAAGTATTACGGTGTTTACACTGACAGCGAATATTTTGAAATCAAAAGCGGGGAAATCACCCGGCAGTCTGGGCATTTGTACGGCAGTGTGCCGATTGTGGAATACCCCAACAACAGTGCCAGAATGGGCGCGTTTGAAGTAGTGTTGCCGCTTTTGAACGGTATTAACACGTTGGAAAGCAACCGCGTGGATAACGTGCAGGATTTTGTAAATGCGTATGACGTATTCCAGAACGTTGATTTGGAAGACGGCCAGTACAGCCAGCTTGCCAGCGGCGGTAAGTTTATCAAAATCAAAGATTCCCAGCAGGGGATGCCTGCAAAAATTTATCGCATTAGCAGCGAGATGAACAGTTCTACTGTGCAGACCGCTGTGGATGATTTGCATGATAAGATTTTGACCATCTGTGGAATGCCGAACCGCAACGGCGGTTCTTCCACCAGCGATACCGGGCAGGCAACCATTATGCGCGATGGCTGGAAAGACGCAGAAAGCCGCGCACAGGACAGTGAAGACATGTTCCGGCGCAGTGAACGGCAGTTCTTGCGTGTGTTCCTGACCATTTGCAACACAACAAATAATCTTGGCCTGAATGTAGGGGATGTGTACGCACAGTTTACCCGCAACAACCTGACTGACATCCAGAGCAAGATGCAGGTATTTATTCAGGGCCTGGGCTGTGAAAAGATCGCGCCGGAAACGGTATACCGCGAACTTGGCCCGTTCCGTGACAATGAAATGGCCTTGCAGGAGGGCATGAAATATTACGAGGAAAAACAGGCAGAGCTTGAAAAAAGCCTGAATGAGGAGCTTGACAATGGACTGGAAACCAACGGACAGCGCAATCAGGCTGCTGAACCGCAGGGCGATACGCAGGTTTGAAAAAGCATCCCGACAGATAACGAAGTTTGATGAATTGAACGTTATGCCCGCCTGCAAGCAGCTATACCAGGATATTGCCAAAGACAATCAGGAAGTCTTTTTAGAACTGGCAAAAAAATGCTATCAGGATGCCGAAATTCACGGCAAAGAAAAACCCGACAGGGCATGGCTGCTTGCCTTGCTTGCCGGATACAGCGCCGTTACCGGCTATGTGTACGAACACGAGATTGACCGAAAGCGGGCCTACCTGGAAGAGGGGCTTTTGAGCCGGACAAACCATAAGAACGAATTCCGGCGTGCATTGCGGTATTGGAGCGATATGACGTACCAATACGCCGATGACGTGACCGATTCTGCAAGAATCAAGGCATTTACAGATGCCGGAGTAGAACAGGTGCAGTGGCACACTGCCGGGGATGAAAAAGTGTGCCAGGTTTGCCGGGAACGCAACGGAGAGATTTACCCGATTGATAATATCCCCGATAAACCCCACAGGAAATGCAGGTGTTGGCTGACACCTGTTTGATCGTCAGAGAAGACGCTAAAACGCAAAGGTCAGAGAAGACGCTAAAACGCACAAATACGGGCGAGAGAACGCCGACAAAATAACGCGGAGGCACCAATGAAATTTGACACCAGCACCATTGACGGCTTTGAAAACATGAGCGATGCAGACAAGGTGACGGCGCTGCTTGGCGTTGACCTGCCTGAACCGGTGGATACAAAGAACCTTGTAAAAAAAGAAGATTTTGACAAGGTGATGAGCGAAGCCAGCAGTTACAAAAAGCAGTTGAAAGAAAAAATGACTGCCGAAGAAACCGCTGCTGCAGAAGCCAAAGCCGCACAGGAAAAGTTGCAGAACGATTATAACGCACTGCTGAAAGAAAACACCATTTCTAAAAACGTTGCCAAGTATATTGCGCTTGGCTACGATGAAAAACTTGCCAAAAGTACGGCAGAAGCCCTTTTTGATGGCGACATGGAAACGGTGTTTGCCAATGCTGCAAAGGCCAATCAGGTGCTTGCAGACAAGCTGAAAGCAGACCTTATGCGCAGCAGCCCCAGACCCAGCGGCGCTGGTACAAGCACCGAAGAAGAAAGCGAATACATGGCGTTTGCCAAGCGCAGCGGCAAGGCAAAAGCACAGGCCAATGAGGCGGCCGCAAAAGTCATGGATTATTACAAGTAAGGAGTGAAAGCATGAAATTCAAGAAAACGGATGTTGCCGGTGCAGTTGAGATTCTGGCCAGCAATGATTTTACCGCAATCCCGTTTACCACAACCACCGCAAAAAAGGCTGGTGAAAAACTGACAGTTGACAGCCGAGTTGGCGTTGTGCTGTATGACGTTGACCCGGATGAAAACCCCAACGGCAGCCTGCTGGTTGCGGGCGTGATTGACGCAGCAAAGGCAAAGGCACACAGCGGTACCGACCTTGCTGCAGAATCTGACCTGCCGGATACCGTTATCCTGCGCACCAATACCGGCGTGAACGCATAACGGAGGTGAAAACATGAACCTTACTGAACTTTTTACACCTGAAATCATTGCGGCAAACTATACCGAAGCTGCTTCCAACGCAATCCCGTACCTGGGCAGCGGTTTGTTCCCCTCTGTAAAGCGTGCTGGCCTTGACCTGGCATGGATTAAGGGCCACAAGGGCCTGCCTGTTTCCCTGAAACCCTCTGCTTTTGATGCAAAGGCCACTTTCCGTGACCGCATCGGCGTGAGCAAGCTGGAAACCGAGATGCCGTTTTTCCGCGAGGGCTACAAGATCAAGGAAAAAGACCGCCAGGAGATTCTGCGTGCCCAGAGCAGCAATGACCCCTATGCGGCGGATGTCATCAACCGCATTTACGATGACCAGCAGGATTTGATTGCCGGTGCTGACGTTGTGCCGGAACGCATGCGCATGCAGCTGCTGTTCCCGGAGGGCGGCGCAATGGGTATTACCATCAAGGCCAATGGCGTGAACTACACCTACAACTATGACCCTGACAGCAAGTGGAAGGGCACCAATTACACCGCCCTGACCACCACTGACCTGTGGACTGCCACTTCCACCGCAGACCCGTTCAAGCAGATTCAGACCATCAAGGACAATATGGCAAACAATTACGGTGTGACCCTGGCTTACATGGTAATGAACACCACCACGTTCAACCTGATGAAAGCCACCGATGCCGTAAAGAATCGCTGGCTGACCGTAACTGGCCGCAGTATGGGCTACCTGACCAACGATGAAGCCAAAGATGTTATCGCATCCACTACCGGCATTCAGATCGTGATTTACGACAAGCTGTATGCCGATGAGGGCGGCACAAGCCACAAGTTTGTTCCGGACGGATATGTGAGCTTTATCCCGGAGGGCGCACTGGGCAAGACCGCTTACGGCACCACCCCGGAGGAAGCCGACCTGGCAGGTTCCGGCAAGGCAGATGTTGCCATTTTGAACACCGGCGTTGCCATTACCGTTGAAACCACCGTGCACCCGGTCAATGTGAACACTTATGCTTCCGAAATCGTGTTGCCAAGCTTTGAGCGCATGGACGAAGTTGCCGTTATGAAGGTGACGGCATGACCTGGCTGATTCCCGATTATGCAGTGTTTTACGGTGGTGAGCTTTGCGTGACCGGGAAAAAGGTGAAGATTGCCGACCAGGACAGTGCCGAAATGGCAAAATACGGGAAAGTAATAACCGAAAAGGCGGAAACACCCCCTGTGGTAGAACACCGGCGGGGCAGAAAGCCGAAAGTTTGATGAACGGCGGGTGACAGTATGGAGATCTTTGAGCGATTGCAAAAACGGACAGGCGAAAACGACCTTGACCTGTTAGCAGATTTGCTGGACAGCGCAGAATCCGTGATACTGGCCCGCCGTTTTCCTTTTGGCGGTGGTGAGCTGGAAGAGCGATACCGCGATTTGCAGTTCCGGATTGCTCTGGCAATGTACAACAAACTTGGCGCGGAATATGAGACCAGCCACAGCGAAAGCGGTATCAGCCGCACATGGGGCAGTGAGGATGTTCCGCAGCAGCTGTTGGAAGAAATTGTCCCGGTTGGAAAGGTTGGATGCTGATGCGAGACCTTAGAGCCAACCAGAAAACAATTTGGTACCAAAACAGCAACGGTTCTGCCGCAATCAAAGATAAAAACGGCGACCGAACCGGCGAAGAACGGCCGGTTATGGAGCCGCCGGAGCAGTTGCGAATCAGTGTGAGCGGTGCGGCTGGCGCAATGGAAGCCGCTGCATTTGGCGGTTTTACGGATTATAGCCGAACAGCATGCACCGCGAATGTGAATTGCCCGCTGCATGAAGGAACGCTGGTTTGGATTAACCGCGATGCAAGTGAAAGCCCGAATTACGTTGTGACCAAAAAGGCAGATACCATAAACGGCGTATTGTATGCGATGAAAGAAATCGTGCCATGAAAATCAAGCTGGTGCTAAGCGAAAAAGGCATAGAGCAGGCGATAAAGGAATACGAGAACTGGCAAAAAACGCTGGAAACCCGCATTGAACAGTTTGTAAAAAGACTGTCAGAAATGGGGGTAGAAGTTGCCAAGATACGGTTTACTGCCGCCGTTTATGATGGTGACATGAGCGATATTGCGGTTCAAGTAGAACAGCACGGCAAGAAAGCCACGATTTACGCCACCGGGCAGGCCGTTTGCTTTATTGAGTTTGGCGCAGGCGTTGCATTTGCAGAGCATCCAAGCGGGCTGTATGCGCATGGCACATACGGCGATGGGAAAGGTTCAAACCCGAATGGATGGGTTTATGATGGCGTTCCCGGACCAACGGCACAGCCTGTGTATAACCGCAATGGCGAGCAAAAGCCCGGCGTTTGGCGGACAAAGGGCAACCCGCCCGCATGTGCCATGTGGGAGAGCGCGGCCCAGATGGCTGCAAGTGTAAAAACCGTGTGGGAGGAGGTAATGCGTTGACAGAGGATTTTCAGCCGCAGATTTTTGAATTCTTTGCACAAAAGCTGGAAGCAAAATTCCCAGGCGTTAAATTAAGCAGCGTAATTACCGACCAGCCGCCCAGTTTCCCGTGTGTTCAAATCGAACAGGATGATTTGCCGACAGACCATGACAACAGCGGCAGAATCAGATTTGTGAATGTGCGGCTCCGCGTGCGCGTTTACACAACGGGGAACACAAAAACAAGCCAGGCCCGGAAAATACAAATGTGCATTGACGAGATAGCCAACAGTTTGAATTTTACTCGGCAAAGTTACATTACAAGCGGATACCTGTATCAAAACAGTGCGTACCGGACGGAAACAACGTACCGTGCGCGAATGACCGAAGACGGGGTTTTGACCCGGACATGATAAGGAGTTGAAAACATGGCAAATGAACATGTAGCTATCAGTACCCAAGGCGTACAGCTGCTTCGCGGTGATTCCAAGACTACCCTGAAAGAGCTGTGCTGGATTCAGGAATATCCTGACCTGATCGAAGACCCGGATACCATTGACGTTACCACACTGATGCACACCATGCAGGCTAACATTCCTGCGCTGCCGAAATCCTCTGCGCGTGCCTTCCCGGCGTTTGTTGACACCGATGCGGGCAACCTGAAAGCAGTACAGGACACGGCGAATACACCGGCCTATTATGCGGTGCGCAGCCGTAATGGCTGGGGCTGGGTATGGCATGGTCAGCACAGTGTTTCTGTGCCCGGCAAAGGCGTTGATGATGCAATTCAGTTCAATATCGTCATTACCAACGATTCTGACCTTGAATTCACCGAAAGCATTACTGTTGCTACTTCTTGAGGAGGAAAACGCAAATGGACGCTATCAAACTGACTTTTGAAGGCAAAAGCTACGAGCTTACCTATACCCGCGAGACTATCAAGCAGATGGAGAACACCGGATTTGACATCCAGATGTTGGCACATCAGCCCACCGTTCAGGGCGATAAGATGTTTGCCGGTGCTTTTCTGGCAAAGTGCAAGGGAGTTAAGCGCAAGGTGATTGACGACATCTGGAACCATATGGACATTGAAAGCAAGAATAATGTTCTTGCCGCACTGGCCGATATTTACGGCGATGCAATGAACAGCCTTGCAGATGATGGAAAAAAGGTGACTTGGGAGATTGCTTGACCGACGATCTCCCCGAAGATCAAAAAACATGGGGACAGATTTTTGAAGAACTAGCCCCTTATTATTTATCAATCGGCATGAGCGCTGACGAGTATTGGAATGGTTATCCAAGACTTGCCAGAGAATACCGGAAATCGCATAAAAAACAGCTTGAGGAATGGAATTATAAGGCGTGGATACAGGGCAGGTATATTGCCGATGCCATATCCGCCACGATCGGAAATGCGTTTATCCCGAAAGGGCGCAAACCGATGCAGTATCCCAAAGAGCCGTATGCGCTGACGGAAGAAGAACAGATTGCAAGAAAGATAAGGGATGCAGAAGAAGCGGAGAGACGTTTCTTTGAGAAATTCAGTTTGATGGGTGGTGGAAGCAATGGCTGACGTACAGATTGATAAACTTACAATCGAGATTGAGGCCAATTCAGGAGCTGCCACAACTAATATCAAAAAGTTGGGAAAGGCGATAGAGTCTCTTTCTTCAACAGGTAGCTTAAAGACTGTTATTGACAGTTTGGAAAAACTGAATGAAAAACTGTCCAATATGAGCAATTTAAGCTCCGCTGTATCGGGAATAAACAAAGTTTCTGATGCAATGAAAAAGGCAACAGGCGTTTCCAATAATATGACTGCACAGACGGAAGCGCTTGGCTCTTCTCTGAAAAATCTGTTTTCACAGGCCGTTGTGATAGCAATTATTCAAAAGGCTAACACACTTTTGGAAAGTGCCATAACCAACTACAGCAAGTACGTAGAAGATGCCAACCTGTTTGCTGTGGCAATGGGCAATGCGGCTGACAGCGGCGGCAGATTTGCGCAAAAGATGGAAAACCTGCTTGGCATTGACAGCGGTGAATCCAGGCGGAATATGGCTGTTTTCCAGAACCTTACAACCAGCTTTGGCATGACATCCGATAAAGCCTACATTCTTAGCCAGAACCTCACACAGCTTGGCTATGATATGGCTTCCTTCTTCAATCTGAGTACAGAAGATTCGTTCCAGAAATTGCAAGCTGCCATTTCCGGTGAGCTTGAACCTATCCGCCGGTTGGGCGTTGATATTTCCAACGCCAGATTGCAACAAGAATTGTACAATTTGGGAATCAATAAAAGCATTAACAGTTTGTCTCAGGCAGATAAGGCACAGCTGCGCTATATTGCTATCATGAAGCAGACAACAAATGCGCAGACCGATATGGGCCGCACATTGAATTCGCCTGCAAACCAGATGCGCATTTTGAAAGCACAGATTGACTTGCTCGGCAGAAGCCTGGGCGCGGTGCTCATCCCCGCAATCAATGCGATTCTTCCGCCCCTGATTGCTTTTATTCAGGTTGTCAGAATGGCAATCAGCGCGATTGCATCGCTTTTTGGGCATACGATTCAGTGGGGCGATTTTCAGAGTTCCGGCGTAAGTGCTGCACAGGGCGTTAGCAGCGGGCTTGATGATGTCGGTGGGAGCGCAAGTTCTGCGGCAAAAGCTGTGCATGACCTGATCGGCGGATTCGATGAACTCAATAAAGCACCAGACCAGTCATCCGGCGGTGGTGGCGGTAGTGGCGGAGGTGGAAGCGGATTAGGTGACATTGGCCTTCCGAGCTATGACATGTTCGCCAACCTTGCAAACAGCAAGGTTACGAAATGGGTTGAAAAGCTACAAAAGGCTTTTGAGAACATCAAAAAAGTGCTTGAACCGTTTATGCCACTTATAAAAGGTATTGGCGCTGCTATATTAACGGCTTTTGCCGTTGGAGCTGTCAGCAAATTCCTGAAAAAGTTCAAGGATTTTATTACTAAAGCCGCTGCGGGAAGCGCTGTCTTTGAAGCATTGAAAAAAGCTGCGGGAGTTTTTGTTTCATCGCTAGAGTACGGGGCCGGTTTTTTGAGGTCTTTTTCTTTGGGGCTTCAATCGTTTAGAAGCGCACTCCCGGTGTGGGCGAAAGTAGCTACTGCCGTTGCTGTGGCGGTAGGAACCTTTGTCACTGCTTATGATGCAATGAAAAAATTCGGGCAGGGGGCAATGGATTTGAAAACCGCCGCAACAAACTGTGTGGCTGCATTTGCCCTGTTTGGGACGATCGGCGGCATTGTGCTTGGCCCAGTTGGTGTAGTGATTGCAGCGGTGGGAACGGCAGCCGGTGCGTTTTTGGGATACAGGAGTGCAATGCAGGAAGCCGGGCAGGAAATGGCGAACGAAAGCCAGTTCTGCCAGACCTTGAATTACATGATCGACCAGTCCACCGCAAGTATTCAGCGGGCAACGGATAACCAGCAGGAACTTAACGAAAAAATTCAAAGCTTTTCTGATGTCGGAACAAAGTATGCAGGCGTTCAAACCCTTGTCGATTCGATTTTCGATTTAAGCGAAAAGTCGAACAAATCCGCGTTTGAAGTGCAGCAGCTCCAGTCCCAGGTAGAATACCTTAATGGTATGGGCCTGGAAGGGTTGAAGCTGCACATGGACGAAACCGGAACAAAGGTGCTTGAAACTCGTGACGATGTAAACGCCCTTATCGAAAGCCTTGAAAAGGCCGCATATGCCGCAGCAGCGCAGGATTTGTTGGAAAGTGCATATAAGGCGCAGATTCAGGCGGAACAAGACCTTGCAGCCGCCAATGACCGCCTTGCTGCGAGCAAGGAAGCAGTCGATACAGCAACAACGGCGCTTAGCAATTATCGTAACGGTCTTTCCACATGGGGTGAAATGCTGGCTGATTTGGGTCTCGATGCGCAATATAACGCTTTGTCCGATTCTTTGAGCAAAGCGAACGAAGCCTACGAAACCGCAACAAGTGACGTTCAGGCGCAGCAAGAAGCCCTTACAAATGCCAATTCTGCGATTGATACCTACACCCAAAAACTTGTGGATATCAAAAGCGGGAACTTTGATATGGCTGATTCTGTAATAAGCTCTACAAATCAGGTTGATACTTCTATGGCGCAAGTAAGAGATTCTGCAAATCAGACTGCCGGAACAGTAACAAGCGCCAACAGTAATATAACAACGTCTGCTACAAATTCCGCTGCAACAATCAGTTCCAGCTATTCGGCTGCGGCACAAAGCGTACAGGGTAGCACAGGTCAAATGAGTAGTGCGGCAGAAAACGCAAAAGAACGAATGACCCAAAGTGCAAACAATACAGCAAGCACTTATGCGGCAAGTTTTGACAATATCAATTCTGGTGCAAGAAGAAATGCGGAAACGGTAAAAGATTCTGCAAGTAATGCCGCATCTGGCGTTGAAGATGCGGCAACCCGTTCCGGCAATGCACTGTCCGGCCTTCCAGAGAAGGCAAAACAATGGGGCAGCGATTTCGCTTCCTCTTTTGTAGATAGCTTTGTCGATACGTGGACAGTCCTTAAATCTGGATTTGAAGATGCGGCGAAATGGATTAGTGAACGGTTCCATTTTTCTGTTCCTGATAAAGGCCCTTTGGCTGATGCTGACACCTGGATGCCTGACATGATGAAACTGTTTGCATCCGGCATTGAACGGAACAAGAACAGCGTTATCCGCCAGGTTGCAGGGCTTAGTGCTTCCATGCAAAAGGAACTTACGGATGCACCTGTCAATGTCAGCGCAGAGGGCACGGTCGTTTCCAAACACGATGTCGAAGTATCCGGGAAGCAGTTTTCTTCTGCGCAGGCATACCGCACTGGAAATGGCTCCGCAGACGTTGTTGCAGCAATTCGTGCGCTTGGCACTATTATGGAGCGCAACAGTGATACCAAAGTTGTCATTAACGGCAGAGAGGTATTCCGCGCCGTTAAAGATGAAGCACACCGAGAACAAATCAGAACGGGAAGCCCCGCTTTCTAAGAGGAAGATATGAGCTTCAATAGCAAAGACACAAAAGGTTACTGGGCGGTCAACGGAACTGCGCTGTACAAGCCGCAGGGGTGTGAAATCACGCATGAGAACTATGTCGGCTCCAACAGTGGCCGCACAGAGGATGGCGTGATGCACATTGATTGGCTGCGCCGGGACTTGCGCAAAGTCACAATCAAATACAATGCCATGACAGGGAACGAAATGGACGAGCTTGTGGGGCTTGTTCAGGGCAAGGAATATACCGCAACATTCAGAGACAGGGGAAAGACATGCACGATGTCTGCTTATACAGGTGATTGCAAATATGAACTGTACAATGAAACCTTGTGTTCAAGCGAGGGCGGATTATACACCGATGTTTCCTTTGATATGGTAGAGATGTAAAGGAGGGAAGAATCAATGCTGAAAAACCTGATTGTCAAAAGCGATGGGACAGAGATTGATTCTTCCCTTATTTTGTCTTGCACATTGACGCAGACCTTGAATTCAGGCCAGGAATTCACGATCGGAAGCGCATGCACAGACGAAATAGAGGTCGAATACCTTGCGCAAGATGACAATCTTATTGCAAAAGGCGATGTGCTTACGTTGTACTGGGTGAATGACAGCGGCACAAAAACAAAAGTCGGCATATATTATTGCGAAAAGCCAAATTATCAGGGGCTTATGCGGGAAATATCCGGCACAAGCACGGTTTATAAAGTAGTGGCCTACGACACCATGTCCAAGCTGGATGCCGATTTCTCCGGTTGGCTGCACGCCAATCAGGCACAGTTCCCCAAAACCATCTGGCAGCTGGTTCAGCTGGCCTGCCAGCGGGCGGGGGTCGCGCTTGCCAGCAGCAGCCTGCCTATCAATGGCAGCTACAGCGTGCAGGCGTTCTATGCGGATGATTTAACCTGCCGACAGATTATCTCCTGGGCGGCGGAAGCGGCAGGCTGTTACGCCCACATGAATGCAGACGGCAAGCTGCAATTCTTGACCTATACAAACAAGCGCAGCACTGTTAAAATCACCCCGGACGGTGCCAGCAACAGCACCGCCTATTATGCTGACAGCCTGAGCTACGAGGACTACACCGTCAAGGCCATTGAGAAAGTCCAGATCCGGCAGTCGGACAGTGACGTGGGGGTCATCTACCCCGACAGCACCACTGCCACCAACACCTATGCAGTGCAGGGCAACCTGCTGCTGACAACCGGCACCGAAGCCAACCTGAAAACCGTTGCCCAGAACCTGTACAACGTGCTAAAAAACGTGACCTACACCCCCTGCAAAGTATCGGTGCCCAGCAGTTCCGGCCTTGCCTGCGGCCAGATTGTGCACGTTAAGGACGCACGCGGGCGGGAGTTCGACACCTACCTGATGAGCGCCACAATCTCCTCCGGCAAAGCCAGCTTTGAGAGCGTGGGCAGCGCCAGCCGGGAAAGCTCCAGCGCGGTGAACAGCCAGAGCTACAAAAACCTGACCGGCAAAATGCTGGAGATCAAGACCAGCGTGGACGGCCTGGAAGTAAAGGCCAGCGACCTGACCGGAAAGTATACCGACCTGAAAGCAACGGTAGACGGGCTTTCCTCTGAGGTGAAAAAAGACACCAAAATCACCGGCGGCGGCAACCTGATCCTGGGCAGTGAGAGCTTCAAGAACGCCAAGCTGCAAGGCAACGCGGTCAGCGGCAGTTCGGTCACGTACAACGATACCGGCAGCGCGACCGTAATAAACGCAAACTCCAATCGGTATTTTGTTTTCAACACCGGTGGCGCTCGCATTACCAAAGGCGTTACCCTGTGCCTGTCCGTCATGTACAAACCAATTTCCGGCACCGACGGGTTGTGCCTGAGCCTTACGTATGCCGCCGACAACGGAAATTCTTACTATACCAGCATAACCACCGAAAATCAGCTTGAAATTGAGCAGACAGACGGCTGGGTGCTGCGGTATGGCACCTGGACACCCAACAACACCGGTATTCTGAAAACGGTCGAGCTTGGCTGCGGCAGCATAAGGGCGGGGCTTGGCGGCAAATACACCAACAAGTTTTCGATGCTTCACCCCATGCTGCAATACGGCAACGCGCCCACCGCGTGGAACGCCAGCTCCGGCGACTACATAACAGAGAAAAGTGCCAAAAGCCTGATCTCCCAATCGGCGGATGAAATCAAAACGGAAGTCCGCAGCCTGAAAGAAACCACCACAACCATTTCCAACGACCTGGACAGCACCAAGAAGGAATTCAAAACCGTTAAAGAATCGGTATCCGCGATTGACCAGAAAGCCGACAGCATTACCCAGACGGTAACGCAGCGGATCACCGGCGGCAACAATATTATCGCGGGCACCGATGACTGGAACAATGCGACCCTGGATGCAGGCGGCAATGACCTGAGCAAAAAGGGCAGCTACACCATTGATGGTGAATCCGTCCGAGTGACCAATAGGGCGCAGAACACCCGCTTCCACTTTGGTGCGGACAAAACGCTGGTGATTGCCAAGGGCATGACCTACTGCGCCAGCGTACTGTACAAGCTCAACTCTGGCACGGACAGCCTGTTTTTGCAGTTTGAGACCAAGAACAGCAGCGGCGCAAAAAGTTATTACGGCAATGCATTCAAAAATGCGAAGCAGGACATTGAGCTGGACAACGGCTGGAAGCTGCGCTGGGCGGCGTTCACGGCGACCGCGGACGGCTATGCAGACGGTCTGTTTATAAGTACCGCGGACGACAACGCCACCGTTACCAACGATCTGACCATCATGCACCCCATGGTGCAGATGGGCAATGCCCCTACCGCCTGGACGGCCAGCACCGGCGACTATCTGACCGCCAACGAAACCAAAACCGAGATCAAACAGACGGTGAACGAAATTAAGCTGACGGCCAGCACAAGCGGAACCAGCAGCACCATCAAGCTGACAGCGAGCGGAACAGAGATCACCAGCGCACAGATCAACCTATCCGGCGTGGTGACATTTTCCGACCTCAGCACATGGAACCAGGACAAGACAATCATCAACGGCGGCAACATTACCACCGGACAGCTACACAATCTGAACTACACCACCGTGTACGACCTGGATAACGCCTGGATTCGCATGGGCACCGAGGCCGGTGAGCGCGTGTTTCTGGACAATCGGCACATTGCCTGGTATGCAACCATCAACACCGGCAGTATCGGCCTGACCGGCGTGCTGTACTCAGAGGCTGGCAGCTCCTACATTGGGGCGTGCAGCAAGTACGCCAAGTACGGCTGGGTTGACGGCCTCAACCCGACATCTTACGTTGGGATGCAGATCACCTACAACCGCAGCGATGACAACGACGCCGATTTTAACACGACCCGGGTGGGTGTCTCCGGCAAGCTGAATGTACACAATCTGGACGTTTGGGGCAGCAAATCCCGCGTGGTGCCTACCAGCTTCGGCGCGCTGAAAATGGCCGCGTTTGAAACGCCGCTGCCAACCTTTGCCGATTGGGGCAAGGGCCGGTGCAGCCCAGACGGCTGGTGCCTGATTGCCCTTGACCCACGCTATGCGGAGACCATCGCCCAGTACGGGCAGCCCGCCTGGCTGCTGACTGACCTTGACGGCACCGGGCACCTGTGGGCGGAGGATTGCGGCCAGTATGCCATTGTGCACGGTGCGGCGGGCCAGCGCTTTGCGTGGCTCTGCATGGCCGCGCAGCGTGGGTACGAGGGCAGTTATGCCGACCGCAGCGACAGCAGCTACCCTGCCGGTGATCCGGCAGGCATTGAGCTGGCCGCCAGCACCGCCGCCCGCGCCCAGGATGAAAGCACCACCGCCGCAGATGACCTGTTAGCTATGGACACCGGCGCAGATGAAACCGCAGACATTCTATTAGATGAATCGGAGGGATTAACATGAAGAAACTATCTGGCGTGGCGGTCGTAACGACTGCCGAAGGTGAGCGAGTGAGCTACACCTACATGGAACTGGACGGTAACGGCAACATCACCAGCCAGAACAACCGGGGGTCTTTTGTGGCCCTTGATGGGGAAGTTCTGGCCGCAATCAGCACACTGAAAAACGCCGTGAACGCGCGGCTGTAAGGAGGATGCCCCATGACTGACAACAAACGCATTAAAGAGTGCAAACGCAAAGTTATTGCTGCAATTAACGAGGCAAAGCTGCCGTTTGCCGTGACGGAGTTGATTTTGGAGAACGTTTTGAATGCCGTGCGCGAAAACATGGCAGCGGAAGAAGCAGCGGCGGCAAACATCGAAACTCCGAAAACAGAGGAAGAAAAAATGCCGAATTAAGGCGCTGAGGAGAAAAACGAATGAAACAGGGAACGCAATTTGCGCTGCCGGTTGAAATCGGCATGAGCCTGGACGAGGTAAGCCGGATCGAATTTGTGTTCAAACAGAAGAGCTGCAAAGGCTTCCCGGCCATTAAAACCAACGCCTGGCCCGACGACTGCACCCGGCAGGAAGGACAGAACATCATCCTTATCCCCTGGACGCGGGCGGAGACATACAAATTCATGGGCGGCGAGACGCTGTACATGGACACCCGCATCACATTACGGGACAGCACTGATCAGCCGCAGACTGAGATCCTGGCTCTTAAAATGAGCCCGACCTTATTCCAGGAGGCGGATGGCTCATGATCCAGGTGCGAGTGGCTCAACAGAGCGCCGTATCGGTGCGCATTGCCGGAGCGGCACCCGTGCGGGTGGACGTGACCGGCACCGCAGTGGTTAGTGCGCCGGAGTATAGCGGGCCGTATGACATCACGCCGTTGTTTACGGCGCAGGTTTTGCCCACGGCGAAAAAACTGATGCAGAAAGACGTGACAATCCGCAAGATACCGCAGTACGAGGTATCCAACGATTCAAGCGGCTACACACTGATAATAGGAGATGAATACTACAATGCCCAATAAATACGTAAACAAGGTTGTTATCGGCAAGGAAACGAAACTTGACCTTACCGCAGATACCATTACCCCAGACAAGCTGGCAAAAGGTATCACGGCACACGATAAGTCCGGCGCGCCCATTACCGGCACCAGCACAAAAGACGCGGATACCAGCGATGCTACCGCAGCTGTGGCGGAGGTTTTGAACGGGAAAACATTCTACGCGCGTGGCGCTAAAATGACCGGCACAATGCCCAACAACGGCGAAGTCAACGGTGAAATCAGCACCGTTTCTGGTAAGTACACCATTCCCATGGGCTTTCATGATGGCGCGGGCGGAGTGACTATCGCGGCGACCGAACAGGCCAAGCTGGTGCCCAAAAATATCCGCGAGGGCGTTACGGTCCTGGGCGTGAAAGGCTCTATGAGCGGCAGCGAAGGTATGAAGCCGCAGGCCAAGAGCGTTACGCCGACCTTTGAGCAGCAGGTTGTGCTGCCCGACAAAGCGTATAACTGCCTGTCTCAAGTTACTGTGCAGGCGATCCCGGCCACATACGTTGATAACGCCGCGGGCGGGCAAACCCTGACGATCGGAGGCTGATATGGCGGTCAACAAGGTTGTTATCAATGATGAAGTTGTCCTCGACCTGACCGGTGATACGGTGCAGGCTGCCGACCTGCCGAAAGGGGTAATTGCCCACAGTGCCGCAGGGGTCAAAGTCACCGGAACCACAAACTATGCCGGTTCCAGCAACGCAGGCGGCTCCGCAACGAGCGCCGAAAAACTAAATAACAGCCTGACCATCAAACTGAACGGAACCAGTCAGGGCGCATGGGACGGCAGCAGCGCAAAAACCATTGACATAACGGCAGCAACACCAGCAGCGGTAAAAGCAGCCATCGCGGAAGCAAAACTTGCAGCCTGGCCGATTGGCAGTATTTACATGACCGTAAGCAATACAAGCCCAGAGTCTTTATTTGGCGGTACCTGGGAAAGAATTTCTGAACGCTTTTTGCTTGGTGCTTCCAGCAGTTATCCCGCAGGTAGCACTGGGGGCGAATCCGCCCATACGCTTACACAAAGCGAGCTACCGAATTATTCGCTGTCTGTGGCCAACGGAAGCAACGTAATACGCTCCAAAACCGGAAGCTCTGCGGATGCGTATGTTCAAACGCAATCAAGTGGCTGGGGTATTCCGAACTGGGAATCCAAAACCGTAACAGTCGCCTCCGGCGGTTCCGGGAAAGCTCACAACAACATGCCGCCTTATTTATCGGTATGGATATGGAAGAGGACAAAATAAGGACAACAAATCATGAGACTTTCAAACGAAGACGTTCTGCTTCACTGGCCCCTGGCCCAGCACATCATCACCGCGGGCTGGCTCTACAATGATGGCAGCCTGCACCGGGCGCTGGATTTCCGCGCAGCAGTGGGCACGCCCGTGTACGCTGCGGAGGGTGGCACGGTGGAGACGGCATACCGCTGGAATGGCCGCCGCACCCAGGGGGATACCAACAGCTATGGCAATATGCTCAAGCTGCGCCATGCGGATTACCGCGGCGGCCGGCTGGAGACGCTGTACGCCCATTTGAGCAAACTCTGCGTGGCCCAGGGGGAGACGGTATACGAGGGCCAGCTGATCGGCTACAGCGGCGATACCGGCAACTGTTACGGGGCACACCTGCATTTTGAGGTGCGCTGGAAAGGCCAGCGCACCAACCCGCTGAACTGGCTGGACAACGATTTTAGCACGGCCAGCAGTGCGGTCAAGCTGGGCAGTTACAGCAGCGTAGCGCACGATATGAAGGAAGTGGAATACATGAATTATGCAATCGACGTATCGAAACATCAGGGCAAATTTGACTGGCAGGCGGCGTATGACAAGGGCATCCGCCATGCCATGCTGCGCGCCGGGTATGGCCGTTACAGCAGCCAGGTTGACCCGCAGTTTGAGCGCAACGCAGCGGAGTGTGCCCGCCTGGGCATCCAGTACGGCGTGTACTGGTACAGCTACGCCAGTACCCCGGCGGAAGCCCGGCAGGAAGCCCGCTGCTGCCTGGCCGCGATCAAGGGCAAGCACCTGTGCCTGCCGGTGGCCTATGACATTGAGTATGAGCCGTGCATCCTGCGCCTGACCAACGCGCAGCGCACGGCACTTGTACAGGCCTTTTTGTCGGAGATTGAGGCCGCAGGGTATTACGGCATCCTGTATGCTAGCTGCGGTTTTATTCGCAACCGCCTGGACTACAAGGCGCTGTCCAAATACGATATCTGGGTTGCCCAGTATGGCAGCACATGCACCTGCCCCCTGCCGTATGGCATCTGGCAGTACAGCAGCCGCAACGCGCTGAGCGTGCCCGGCTACGGCACCAGCCTGGACTGCAACCGGGTGTATAAGGACTATGAGCAGCTGATGATCCAGGCAGGCTTGCAGGGCCACACCGCGCCCACCCCGGAGGACACCACCCCAAACAAGCTGGACAAGCAGCGTATTACCATTGGCCGTATCTCCAGCGGCGACCGCGCAACCATTCGCGCCCTGTGCGAGGGGCTGGGGCTTATCTCCGCCGGCCTGTACCGCGAAACCTGTGCAGATGGCAACCAGTGGATGCTGGACGTTGGGCCGGTATCCAGCGGCGACGCCTGGTACATCATGCGCAAGTGCGCAGAGCTGCAACTGATTGATGCAGGGCTGTACAAGGCCGAGTATGTGGGGTGATGCAATGAAAAAATTGTTTATCTCCCAGCCGATGCGCGGCAAGACCGATGAGGAAATCATCAAAGAGCGCAAGGTGTTGATTGCTGATGTGTACATGAAAACCCATGAGGAAATCGAGGTCATCAAATCCTTTTTCGAGGGCGCCCCGGCTGACGCAACGCCGCTGTGGTATTTGGGCGAAAGCCTCAAGCTGCTGGGCACCGCTGATTTTGTGGTGTTCGCCCCTGGCTGGCAGGACTATCGCGGATGCCGCATTGAACATGACGCGGCTGTAGCCTATGGAATTCCCATCGTGGAGGTGTGATGCCAATGCAGCATGTATTTTCGTTTACGATCGCGGAAGCTTGGGCATTTTTGATTTACGCGGCGGGTGCTGCTGCCGGACTGTATGCCGGGGGAGTGGCTATCAGCAAAGTAATCACCGCAGTGAAAAAGCCTAAAGCCGACCAGGACAAACGCATTACACAGTTGGAGGGCCGCGTTTCAGCGGTTGAGGGATTCTTGAAAAACGACAAACACCGGCTTGACCGCATGGACGAGGGACAGCACGTGACCATGCAGGCACTGCTTGCCCTGCTTGACCACAACCTTGACGGAAACAACATTGACCAGATGCAGAAGGCAAAGGAAGCCTTGCAGAAGCATCTGATCGGCTAAAAAAAGGAGAAAGCAAAATGGATATTTCTTTTCTGTCCGAATACATGATCCCCGTGATTGTTGGCATCTGCCTGTGCGTGGGCTGGATTGTCAAGCAGTGGATTAAGGATGTTGACAACCGGTATATTCCTACGATTTGCGCAGTGCTTGGTGTTGCGCTGGCCTGCTGGATGAACTGGCCTGAAATTACCGCTACCGTGATTTTGTCCGGCCTTGCAAGCGGGCTGGCATCTACCGGTCTACATCAGGCGTTCAAGCAGATTCTTGAGGGATTTGGCAATGGGAAGTAAGTTTGACTTCCGAATGAGCCGCAGCGACTATGATGACCTCTGTTTTGATCTGACAGATGACGAACACGCCGTGTTGGATTTGCGGCGGCGCGGGATGCACAATGCCGACATTGCGGCAGAGCTGTATTGTAGCGAAAGGACGGTTAATCGGAGAGTTAGAGCGATAAAAAGTAAATTAGGTTAGGAAAAGGCCTCTTGCAACAGTCTAAATTGCAAGAGGCCTTTTTATTTTTTAGTTATTTTCAGATCGGAAACAGAGCATCCGATAAAATCAGCTATTTTTTGAAGATTCTCCTCTCTGAGTTCAAATGTCCCGTCCATGTAGTAATATAACGAAGCTCTTGAAATCCCTGCAGCAGATGCAACATCTTGGACAGTTAAGCCTGCGGATTTGATCGCTTTCATCAGTGGGTGATTGGCATTTCTGGACGAGGAGATCGGTGGCTTTTGTTGCTTTTGCTTCGGTTCTGGAATATCTAACGGGTAACCAGTAGCTTCAGTAATTTTTTTCAACGTGGCTGGTCTGGGAGCACGGTATCCTTTAATGTATCCATATATCTGGTTTTTGGCTATTCCAGTTCGCTCTGAAAGCTCGCTTACTGTGATATTTGAGTAATTCATTGCTTTGACGATTTCGGAATCTTGATTCGAAAGGACTGATTTGACCCGCGCGCAAGAGGGGAGCGCATTAGCATCACAACCAAGGACTGCCGATATTTTTTGGACAGTTTCGGCGGTTGGGGTGATTCTTTCGGAGGTATAACTGTACAGAGCGGACGTGGATATACCGGTAGCACTTGAGAGGTCTTTGATCGACATTCCTGATTCTGCGATTGCACGCCCAAACGGTGAGTCTGGATTAGAACTATGCCTTGTACGCTTTTTACGCCTTGATGGATTTGGAACCCGGTATAAATTTCCATAATCTGGGTACAGCCTCGCAATGCAGCAGTTCAACGCCTCTGAGCGGGCAATCCGCTCGCGCCCAAGCTTTTCGCGCAAGTTAGTTGTTTGCGCGTCAAGCAGTTCTCTTTCGCCATTGTAGAGCGAGAGCGTGAACATAATCGTGCGTTCGGATGGCTTCGGCTGCGGAACATAGACTACTCGCCTTGAATTCTGAATCATAAGGCTGCGTACAGCAGCGCAAATTTCGGCGTTTCCCCCGAAATGTTCGTGCAACCACTGTGCCTGTAGCGGCGTAACTCTGAACTGGCAATCAAATTTTTGCGGCTCTTCCTCGAAATCTACACGTTGTTTGAGAAAATCTGCTTTGCATTTTTGCTCTGCCAAGTATCGCGCATCGGCTGCCTGTTCTTTTGTCTTGAACGACCCAATATTATATATTTTTCCATTATATCCAATTTGAGCGATCCACATTCCATTTGGGCCGGGACACACCCCTGTTATTCCAGACGTGTTATTTTTTCCCGTTCCGTAATTATCGTTATTCAAAAAATTTTTCCCGCGCAGACAGCCACAGCTTTGCACAATTTTGTAGATAAGATTGCCTTGCCGGACGTTGCATAATCTTCCGCAGTCGCAGCGGCAAAGCCAGACCCGCGACCAATTTCCGCAATCCATCTCTTGCATGCCTAGAACTCTAAGACGGCCAAATCGCCGCCCAGTAAGATCAAGCCGTGCCACTTTTTACCCCCACCTTACTTGTTAATAATGGCAAGAATTTTTGCGTTCGGAATAATTTGCTCTCCGTCATCCCAGCCGGATTCGCTGTAGTCTTTGCCCCCGATCAGAACTACATTATGGTCGCCATAGCAAGCCGATTTGGCAATGATACGTTTCAGCTCTTTCAGGCATTCTTCATTGTCTTCTTCGTCCATCTCTGTGCCGAGATAGTCGTCTCTGAACCCGATGCAGCACGCCCCGCCAAGCGTTTCCCCTGTAGTGTCATAAGTGGAACAATCGGATTCAAAGTCCCAATCATAGCTGTCACGGACATCAGCGCCAACATAGATATTAGCTACATCAACATCACTGGGAAGAACACGGACGCCAAACGCGTTATAACCATCTTTGTAAGCATTTTTAATCACATCAAGAAGTTCATCGCAGTTCATTATATTTGCCTCTTTTGTTTGGTTTGTAAAATGTTTTGTACTATTGTTAGTATAGCATACATTGCGTGAAATGTAAATATAAAAAAGAAAAATAAATAAAAAAGAAAAGCACTCAGCAAGCGCTGAGTGCTTTTCCCTCAAAAAGCTGTGCGTATAACGCCTTCAACATTTTTATCCACGATGGTCGGAATTGCTGACCATACCACCATCAACGGCATCCGGTTGTAGTGACATGTATACTATAGCATTTTGTGGCTAAATTGTCAACAGGAGACTTTGGAATCGAAACTTGGCGTAAAACTGGCATACTTATGTCGCGCGTTTGTACGTTGTTTTCTCTATAATTAAACTAGAGGAAACAAAAATGGCTTACACACAAATCAATCTAAATCCAGAAAACAAGCGCGTTGGAGATTGCACTGTTCGGGCCATTGCGGCGGGAACAGGGAAAAGCTGGGAAGATATATACGCAGCATTAGCACTTGAGGGCTATTTGCTGCATGATATGCCAACGGCAAATTATGTTTGGGGCAGTTATCTGCGGCGGAAAGGCTGGCAGCGGCACACACTGCCAAACACCTGCCCGGACTGTTACACCGTTGCGGATTTCGCCGCCGACAATCCGACTGGCGTATATATTCTGGCTATGGCAACGCACGTTGTCGCGGTCGTTGACGGCGATTGGCTTGATACTTGGGACAGCGGCGAAGAAACGCCACTGTATTATTGGCAGAAAGGATGATTGACTATGGCGTTTGGCGTACCGTATCAGCCCGGCTATATGCCGAACTATTATCCGATGGGGCAGCAGATGCCGTCGGCTATGCCAGATCAGCTTGCACAGCTCCGGCAGGCGGCGTATCCGCAGCAGCAGCCAACAGCGCAGCAGACCGCGCCTATTATATGGGTGCAGGGCGAAGAAGGAGCCAAAGCGTATATGGTCGCGGCAGGAAACAGCGTGCTGCTGATGGACAGCGAAAACAGCACATTTTATATCAAATCCACCGATGCCAGCGGTATGCCGCAGCCTTTGCGCGTTTTTGACTACTCGGAACGCACGGCAAGCCAGAAACAGCCCACACATACCGCGCAAAAGCCAAAAGAAGAATATGTCACACGGCAGGAGTTTAACGCTCTGACAGCCCGCTTTGACGCTCTGACGGCAGACAAGCCTTTGACGCGCAAGAAAAAGGAGGCAGACAATGAGCAACCCTCTGTTTAACGTTTTAGGTGGCGGCAAAATGCCGGGCGCGATGGGACAATTTCAGCAGATGATGCAGCAGTTTCAGCAGTTCCGGGCGAATTTTCAGGGAGACCCCAAGAAAGAAGTAGAAAAGCTGTTGCAATCAGGGCAGATGAGCCAAGCGCAGCTGAACCAGCTGCAAGCGATGGCGCAGCAGTTTAGGTCGTTTATGTGACAGGTTTAATCCGTGCGCACGGTTAGACAATAAAATTTATTTGAAGGGAGTACAATTATGAGTTTGTCTTCGGATGGCACTGTGATGACGATGCCTGTTCAGCCCGCGAATAGCGGTAGCGGCAATGGCTGGGGCTTCGGCGGTGACGGTGCTTGGTGGATTATTATCCTGTTCCTGTTCGTTTTCTGCGGCTGGGGCGGCAACTGGGGCAACAACGGTTTTGGCGGCAACGGCAGCACAGGCGCAGTTGACGGCTACATTCTCACCAGTGATTTTGCCAACATCGAACGCAAGATTGACAACGTAAACAACGGCCTGTGCGATGGTTTCTATGCACAGGCACAGCTTGTCAACGGCGTGCAGAACGCTATGCAGCAGGGCTTTATGTCGGCGGAAATCAGCCGCGCAAACCAGCAGGCGGCATTTATGCAGCAGCTGAATGCAATGCAGATGCAGCAGGCCAATTGCTGCTGCGAAACCCGCGAAGCGATTCAGGGCGTAAATTACAACCTTGCTACGCAGGCCTGCGACACGCGCCAGACTATCCAGAACGGCACGCGGGACATCATCGAGAATCAGAACGCCAACGCCCGCGCGGTGCTTGACGCGCTGACGGCGCAGCGCATTGAAGCTAAGGATGCCAAGATTGCAGAGCAGAGCCAGCAGCTTTTTGCTGCACAGCTTTCCGCAAGTCAGGCTGCGCAGAATGAAACGCTGAAAGCCTATATGAGCGGGCAGCTTGCCTATTACAACCCCCGCCCTGTTCCGGCTTTCCCCGTTCCCGCACCGTATCAGTATGGGAATTGCGGCACCTGCAACTGCTAAAACCGAATAGCAATAGCAACTGCTTCCAAATTGGAAACTGTTCAGCTCCGTGCTGATTTTGCAAAAAAGCGGCGGGGCAACAGTCCCGCCGCTATACTTATATGAAAGGATCGATTTTATGGCTGAATTTACGAATTCCAGTATCGTGAACATTGCCGCAGGGCAGAATGTGCCGCTTACCGAAACGGCAGTTTGCGGAAAAAGCTGCATTGTTCACCGTGCCGGGTCTGGCATTGTAACGCTGCGCGGTTTGACAAATCAGTGCAAGGCACGATTCAAAATTTCGTTTGGGGCGAATATTGCAATTCCAACTGGAGGAACAGTTGAAGCGATTTCAGCTTCTCTTGCAATCAATGGTGAGCCGCTGAATAGCGCCACAGCAACCGTGACACCTGCGGCAGTTGAAAATTTCTTCAATATTTACATTGCTGCATTTGTAGAGGTTCCTCGTGGATGCTGCGTAACAATAGCGGTGGAAAATAGCAGCACGCAGGCAATTTCCGTATCCAACAGCAATCTGATTGTTGAACGCGAAAGTTAAGAAAGGGGAAAATAACAATGAGCATGAAAGCAATGAATGACATCCGGGAAATGCTTTGTGATGAACTGGATGAAGTTTCCCGTCACGGCACTTTGAATGTTCGTGATCTTGACGTGGTTTACAAGGTCACACAGAGCATTGCCAACCTTGATGACATCATGGAAGAAGAGGGTTACAGCCATGATGGCGGTTGGGAAGCAAAAATGCGCGGGAGTTATGGCAACGATATGCGCCGTGACCGCCGTTATGCGGATGACATGCGCCGCCGGATGGACACAGACCAGGATGACCGCGAATATAAACGCCGCTATGCGGAGGATATGCGCTGAACAGGGGGTGTAAGGCTTGAAAGAGCTTACATACAAGGACTTTGAGGACTATGAACAGCGCTTGATGGAAGAAGCCTATTATTGCATGGGTGATGCAATATCCTCCAAAAGCCTGACAGAGTTTGAAAGCATTGTGCGCTGTTACGTTGCCATGAATGACTTTGCAAGAATGCTTCGCATCGCAAAAGATTCCGGCGACTTGAAACAATGGGTGCATAACATGGAAAACGCCGACGGCTCCACCGGCGAACACTGGACGATAGAACAGACCTCTACTTACATGGCCCCGCGTGGGATGGATTGCACAAAAGAAGAATTCTATGCGGCCATGAACATGATGTTCAGTGACTACTATCCGGCAGCTAAAAAGCACAACGTGAACATGGCTGAATTCTATGCAGACTTGGCGGCGGCATTCATCAATGACAAAGATGCTTCCAAAAACAAAGTGGAAAAATATTACGAGTGTGTTGTGGAATGA